AATCGATGCGCTACTTTAGAAGCCAGGTTGAGTGGTGGCGCGGTGATAGTGAGGCCGGGATGGTAAGTAAAAAACCACATTATAAGCTAGCAAGCGACGGCACTTTTGAACACGTTTCGGGGCCGACGCCTTTGTCCGTGGACAACTTGAACCCGTCAGCCTATGCGGGACAAAATTCGCCTTCTCCTTACGAAGATTCTATTTTTGACGGGGGTAAATTCTCTGGCGGTTTTGGCATAACGCAGATACACCAGGTGGACTATTGGACTCTTCGCGCGCGCTCGGCTCAGTTGTTCACAGAGAATCTATATGCTCGCGGCATTGTACGACGGCTAGTTACTAACGAAATAAACACGGGTTTAAGTCCCGAGTCCTGCCCGGATGAAAGTATCATCGGTGTCGCAGAGGAGAGTCTCAACGAATGGTCAGAGACCACAGAAAACCGTTTTGGTATCTGGGGCAAAGGGCCAACCTTATGTGATTATAAAAAGAAGTCAACATTCGGCGCTATCCAGCGCACGGCTCGACTAGAAGCATTAGTCAGCGGGGACGTGCTTGTCGTTATCCGTCAGTCACCACAAACAAAATTACCCATGATCCAATTGATAAGCGGCAGCAAAGTACGAACGCCGCTTGGCGATTACGGATCGCTTCGCAATGGTCACAAGATACGCCACGGCGTTGAGCTTGACGGCTTAGGTCGCGTAGTAGCGCACTGGATAAATCAAGATGATGGTTCCACTAAACGAATTGCGGCGGAGTCCGAACGCTCGGGGCGTAAAATATCATGGCTAATATATGGCACTGATAAACGACTCGACGAACTACGCGGGCAACCGTTGCTAGCTATCGTCATGCAGTCACTAAAAGAAATCGACAGATACCGGGATTCTACCCAGCGTAAAGCGTTAAACAATTCCATGCTTGCCATGTTTATTAGAAAAACAGAGGACAAGATGGGGACGCTACCTGTCACCGGCGGCGCAGTGCGCAGAGGGACCGCTCAAGTGACCGAACCGGACGGAACTAAACGCCGATTTAATGTTGCGGACCAGATACCCGGCGTTGTCATGGAAGAGTTACAGACAGGCGAGGAACCTGTTTTGCTCGGCGGTCAAGGCACGGACCTAAACTTCGGCCAATTTGAAGAGGCGATAATCCAGTCAATAGCGTGGGCTTTAGAAATCCCGCCCGAAGTGCTGCGGCTATCGTTTTCAAATAACTACAGCGCCAGCCAAGCGGCAATCAATGAATTTAAAATAGCAATCAATAGAACATGGGGTGACTTCGGAGAAACATTCTGCAGCCCCATATACATTGATTGGCTAATTAGCGAGACCCTATTACAGAAAATTAACGCGCCGGGATTTTTGCAAGCGTTTAGAACGCCGAGCGAATACGACATATTTGGCGCGTGGACCTTGACGGAATGGTATGGATCTATAAAGCCATCGACGGACATGCTTAAGCAAGCGAAGGGATCTAAGATACTCACAGATGAGGGTTGGAGCACGAACGCGCGCGAGGCCCGCATAACCACGGGCACTAAGTTTAGTAAAAACATTAAGCGATTGAAACGCGAGAACGAACTGAAAGTTGAGGCCGCTAGACCCATGGCAGAATTCAGACAGGAGTTCGGCGAAGAAGAAGCCCAATCCGCTTTATCTGCAGCGGACAGCATGGGAGACATCGAGGCAATGCTTGAGGATAAACAGGGCCGCAATGATAGCTAAGCAAGCAAAGATTTTGACGAGTGCTAAAATAAAAGCTAGTATGCAAAGAACAAGAGGATCATTTTTATGTGGTTATTAGAAGCTGGCGTCCGCCAAGCCATGCAAGTGGCCGAAAAATCGGGCTTTAAATTTACAGCAAAACAGCAAGCGCAATTCGATGCTCAGTTTAGCACTGAGAACGTTTCAAGCGGTAACAATAGGCTATTAACGGTTGCGGGTGATAACGCGCAAATATCAGTGAGAGGCGTAATGACTCAAGAGCCCAGTTTTATGGCTATGATATTCGGCGGTGGTAATACAACTTATCCGGAAATTATATCGGCTATCGATACAGCGGAGCGCGACGATTCGGTCACTAACATTGTATACGAAATCGATAGCCCTGGCGGCGGGTTCGATGGGCTGTTTAATATGCTGGCCGCGATGCAATCCGCTACAAAACCAAGTAAAGCAATAATTTCTAACGTGGGGGCTTCTGCCGCTTTTGCTATGGCCACGCAAGCTGACGAAGTTGTCGCGTCTAACATAGCGGCTCGAATTGGTAGCGTTGGCGTCGTGGCGACATTCTACGACGACGAAAACGAAATCAGTATCACTAGCACGGACGCGCCTAAAAAGCGTCCTAATGTGCGCACGGAGGAAGGCGTGGCCATGGTTCGCGAAGAACTTGACGCTATGCACGAAATTTTTGTTGACGCCATCGCTCAAGGCCGTGGCACGACAGCCGAAAAAGTAAACGCAGATTTTGGCCGAGGCGGAACCGTCTTAGCTAACGAAGCAGTAAAACGCGGTATGATTGACGCCGTGGCGACCAGCTCGCCAAAGGCAGTTAAAACTATCAAAACCACAACCACCGCCAACAGCGGGAATCAACCGGAGGCCACTAAAATGGACCTTAAAGATCTAAAATCCCAGCACCCCGACACATTCGCGGCGGCGGTGCAGCAGGGCGTAGTAGAAGAACGCGATAGAGTCACGGCGCATCTAGTTATGGGCGAAAGCTCGGGCGATATTAAAACCGCCAACGCCTCAATAAGAAACGGCGACGCTATGACGGCCACTCTGTCAGCAACATACATGACTTTTGGTATGAATCGCTCAGACGTTAACGCAAGAGATAAGGACAATCTCGAAGCTAACGCGGGTGATGCAGCAAACACCGAGAGTAATGATGATAAGGGCGGCGACGTAGTCGGCTTAATCGAAGCCCGTCTCGGTTTAGGAGTATAACATCATGGCGAATATTACTATCACCGATGTTGATCTAGGCAGCGTTATTTTAGAAGATGCGCAGTTTAGTAACGAGCCGCTTACTTTTGCGGGTGTTGCCACTGTATTAGAGGGCACTATTTTAGCGCGTAATTCCTCTACTTTAAAATTAATCCCGTTTGTGAAAGGCGGTTCAAGTAACGGTAACGGTATACCTAAAGCGGTACTAACTTACCCGGTTACGTCTACGGGTGCGGGCGATGTGCCAGTGCGTGCGATGGTATCCGGATCGGTACGTTTGGGCCGTTTAATTATTGACGCCGACGCCGACAATTCAAACGTAGACGCTGCAGTTTTAGACCAGCTACGCGACTATTCTTTAATCTCAGTCGATGTTCAAGAACTAAACACTCTTGATAATCGCTAAATAGGAGCGCATAAAATGAGCGGTTCAACTACTAAACGTATGCTAGCGGCCTACATGTCGATGGCGCAACCTATGCTGTTTTTGTCTGGGTTCTTTCAGAGCCCGCCTGAAAATTTCCATACTACTGAAGAAGTAGAAATTGATATTGTTCGTTGCGACGAAGATATCTCAATCGTTATTCAAGACCTGAGCACGGGTTACCGAATGAACGCGGAAGACCTCTACACTAATAAAGGTTTTAAACCGCCAATTCACAAGGAAGCAATTCCGCTTAACTCGTTTGATTTAATTAAACGTATGCCAGGGCAAAATCCGTTTGAGGCGCCCGACTTTAGAGCTAACGTAATTTTACGTTTGTTCAACGGCATTACCAAGATTGAACGAAAAATTAGGCGTTCCGTGGAGCTACAGGCGTCGCAAGTTTTGCAGACTGGCGAACTAACGCTAACGGACTCAGATGGCGTTGCGCTTTATGTCTTAGATTATAAGCCTAAAGCCTCGCACTTTCCAACAGCCGGGACTTCGTGGGCTACTGCTACGGGCGCGGAAATGATTGGCGATATTGAAGAGCTAGCCGAAGCAATTCGTAACGATGGCCTGCTCGACCCCGACCAAATAATCATGGGCGCGGTTGCGTTTGAAAAGTTTATTTCTAATGCGGACGTGCAGAAGCGATATGATATCAGACGTATTGATTTAGGTACTATCGCACCCATGCAAATGCGCGGCGGCGGCGGTAACTATCGCGGAATGATTGAAATCGGAAATTATAGCTTTGATTTGTGGACTTATGGCGGGCGCTACACTAATCCGTCGGACGGTGTCAAGACTCAATTTATTGATCCGGGCAATGTCGTTGTGCGCGCTTCTCAAGGTCGAATGGACGCAACGTTCGGCGCGATCCCGAACATTGGAACGCTAGTCGGCGGTCAATCTACTAACTTATTACCAGAGCTGCCAGGTCGTTTAAGTAACTCAGCTGGCGGAATGGATTTGTTTACTAACGCATGGCTGACAAATGACGGCGAGCAATTGTATGGTGGCGTAGGTGCAAGACCACTTATAATCCCGACTGCAATTGATACGTACGGATGTTTAATTACTCAGCTTTAAAATAAACTAATTACTCGGGGTTCGCCCCGAGCCTTTTTATAAATAGGGAATAAATACCATGGCCAGTAATAAAGAATTAACCCTCGCTATCGCAACAATTTGCGCGCAGCTAAAGATGGAAACGCCGGAAACAAAAGACTTAAACAACAGTCAATTGTCTAGCCTTCTAAAAGATTTTAAAGCAAAGCAAGCCGAAGAAGCCCCCGGGGAAACCGAACCCGAAGAAGCTCCAGAAGAAACAGGCTTTAAAGTCATGCCTCGAAAAGCGATAACAACTAAACGCGGGATTATAGCGGCAGGCGAAAAGATTGAAGCAAAAGACCTATCCGGTGGCGAAGTAGCGTTCAAAGCGTTCATAAAATCTAAGCACATCGGCCGAGCTTAAAAGATGGGACTTCGCGAACAAGCCGAAGCAGACCTCGGACTTATCCTAGAAGATAAGGACCGGGGCTTTGGTTACGACATAATTTTGACGGACCCTGCGGGGACCGTCAGACCACTTACGGGTTTTTCAGACGATATAGCGCAGATTATCGACCCTGATACTGGAATAGCCGTAAGTGGACGCCTTGCGTCCGTAGCGATACGAACAAGCACAATTATTGCCTCAGGTCTCACATTGCCACGCGGCATAGCAGACGCAGGGATAAAACCTTGGCTTGTAGAATTTAACGACATTAATGGCAACCCGTTCACGTTCAAGGTCTCACAATCAAACCCGGACAGAGCATTAGGATTAGTTACATTAATGTTGGAGTTATACAAGGTATGACTATATCAACATTAATAGACAAACAAGACACTTTTGAAATAGTGCGCGATCAGATAGGCGCTATACTCACGATAGAGATAGCTAGCCAGATGCAGCTTGCAACGAATGCGGGAAAAGATCCGAACGATTATAAATTAAGGATCTTTACTGAGCGTTCGAACCCATGGGAAGAATTTCTTAATGAGGTTGTCGACACAAGCCCGCTTGTTAACGTTTGGTTCGACAATTCGAGTTTCGATCCTAGTAAAAGCAACGTAGTAGAGCGCCAAGCGTCCGAAACAGTTTACAACATAGATTGCTACGGTTACGGAAGGAGTCGCGACGATGGTGCAACGGGACACATACCTGGCGACAGGGAAGCGTCTTTTGAGGTTCAAAAAGCCTTGAGGCTTGTACGTAATATATTAATGGCGGCCGAGTATACCTATTTAGGATTAAGAAAGACTGTTTGGCACAGGATGCCGCAGTCTATAACCGCATTTCAACCAGAGCTTGACGCAAGACAGATGCAACAAATAGTGGGCGCTCGGCTTGCGTTCCGTGTAATATTTAATGAGTTCTCGCCACAGGTTGAACCTGTGGATTTAGAGCTTTTATCCGTAGACGTTATCAGAACAGAGGACGGCGAGATAGTTCTGGAAGCTGATTACGATTATACAGCGCCATAAATTAGGAGATCATCCCATGGCAATATCAAGCGCGGTCGACGCCTCAGCAGTTGCTAGGGTCGTGGGCATAAAAACAATATTTAAAGACCTACGGGCGGGCGGGGTTTTATTTCTGCCACAACGTGTTGCAGTTGTGGGCCAAGGCTCTACAGCGTCAACATATGCGACCGCAAAACAACAAGTAACTAGCGCAACGCAGGCGGCAACGCTTTACGGCTTCGGTTCTCCGGTACATTTAGCAGTATTGCAGCTTTTGCCAACGAACGGCGACGGTGTCGGGACTATCCCGGTCACAGTTTACCCGCTCGAAGATGATGCCAGCGGTGTTGCAGCGGCGGGAGACATTACGCCAAGTGGCACGGTTACTACCTCAGGCGCGTACGTAGTTAAAATTAATAACATCAGTTCAGAGCAGTTTGTTATCGCAGAAGGCGCCAGCGTGGCCGCAATGTGCGCGTCTATAACAACAGCGATTAACGCTACGTTAGAAATCCCCGTTGTTGCGGCTGATGACACAACTAAAGTCGACATTACCGCGAAATGGAAGGGTACAAGCTCTAATGACCTCGTAATAGAAGTTATCGGCCCGACTGACGCGGGCGTATCTTTTGCGTTCACTCAGCCAGAAGGCGGCCTTGTAAACCCAGATGTAGACATTGCGTTAAATCAAGTCGGCAACGTTTGGGAAACCATGGTTTTGAATTGCATGGACGTTGCGGATACGGATTCCTTAGACAAATATAGCGTTTTTGGCGAGGGCCGATGGGGCGCGCTAGTACGTAAACCGCTGATAACCTTCACAGGTAATACGGCGGCTACAGTTTCAGGCGCCACGGCGGTATCAGACGCACGCAAAACAGACCGAGTCAACGCTCAGTTAGTAGCGCCAGGGTCTAACGATTTGCCGCTAATGACCGCAGCACGCCAGCTATCACGAATTGTTAAAGTAGCAAACAATAACCCGCCGCAAGATTACGGCAGCCAAGACGCGACGGGCCTAACGCCGGGCACGGATGGCGAGCAGTGGACGTATATACAGCGCGATGAGGCCATTAAAAAAGGCAGTTCGTCGATAGTTGTTAAGGATGGTGTTGTTAATATTGCGGACGTCGTCACGTTCTATCATCCGTCGGGTGATCCTATTCCAGCATATCGTTATGTTGTGGATATTGTTAAGCTGCAGAACATCATATTTAATTTAGATTTGATTTTTGCAACGCCTGAATGGGACGGAGCACCGCTAATACCTAATGACCAGCCAACTGTTAACAGACTGGCTAAAAAGCCTAAGACCGCAGTTGCAGCTATTGCCGCTTTGCTAGATAGCTTGGGTTTAAACGCTATCATAAGCGACCCGAAAACGGCTAAGGCGAATACAGTGGCGCAAATAAGCTCGACTAATCCGAAGCGCCTAGACGTTTCGGTCACGGTTCAATTAAGCGGAAATTCGAATATAATTTCGGTTGATTTGAATTTTGGATTTTTCTTTGGCACGGCCACAGTCGTAGCATAACAGGAGTCATATAACATGGCAGCAACAGGCGGAAGCATTGAAAGCGTTACATTAGCGGGCCGCAATTTCGCGGTCGCAGCGGACGCGGAGGCCCAGCGCAAGCTAGGCGGGTTTGAAAACGAAGTTCAAGCGAACGGCGACGGCACGGCGAGATTGATAAAAACGCGCGTACCTTTGTCGATTGACGGGTTAATGTTAGAGATTGATGACGACCGAGCGGATCAAGAATTTTTGCAAGAGTTAAGTGATAGCCCGGATTTTTTCGCGATTGTTATCTCTTACGCGTCGGGTAAAGATTACCAAGGCACGGCCCAGATAGTTGGAGAAACTCAAGCGAGCAGCCAGAACGCGACCGCTTCGGTTTCTTTGATGGGTCCAGGAATACTTACTCAGCAGTAAGTACAATTATAGGGCACTATGTCGCGCGGGCGCCCTATCCCCCTTAGCCTGCTTATAGCAGGGCGCGGCACTCAATTAATTAAGCAAATAGGGCTAAATTATGACTGATGTAGTGGCAAAAGAAGTAGCGGAACTTGAATTCCTTAGATTTGTGGAGTTAATGGATCTTGACGTAAACACGGACGATATGGACGAGGACGATCTAAAAGGTTTTAATCAACAGAAGAAAAAATTAATTCTAGCTATACAGGCGGGTTCTTTAATTGTCAGTGACAAAGGCGAGCCTACGTATACACCGCAACGAATTAATGACGCGATGGCCGTTACGTTTTACGAGCCCACCGGATCAGCGTTGATGGCGATGGATCGTAAAAAGAAAACCGAAGATATCGGCAAGATGTATGCTTTAATGGGCGAGATAACGAGAACACACTCTAACGTATTTAGTAAAATGAAAATAACAGACGTAAAAATTTGCATGGCAATTACAACGCTTTTTCTGGGGTAGTTCGGACGAAATTGGTTAGGCGCGGGGCGGACGAATGCCTCCCAGACGGGGGGCACAATCTGCAAAATGTATATACAGAAATGTTGTTACAGATATGCCGCGACTATTCTGGGCTACCGGACCCCAGAACACTGGCCGCGCACGAAATAAGATTTTTTTATAACGGGTTGCGCGAAGAGTTAAAAGCCCACACAAAAGCAAAATAGGAGTATATATGGCGGGCCGTTTTAGTGTTGAAGCAGTATTCAAAGCGGTCGACCGTATATCCGCGCCTGTTTCCCGTATGCAGAACCGCATTAGAAAAATGACACGGTCCATTGCTAGGGGTTTGCGCACAGCTAATCGAGCAGTCGGCCGCATGGCCAGCGGCTTGGGGCGCGGATTAAGACGGGGCGCGGTAGTAGCTACCGCAGCGGTCGCGGGCTTAACTTTAGCTATAGACTCCGTAGCTAACAGAGCCGATAAACTAGCCAAAGAGTCAAGGCGACTTCAATTCCCAATAAAAGACCTTCAAGAATTTCAATTTGTAGCAGAACAAAGTGGCGTAACAAACGAGTTATTAAGTAATTCACTCGGCGCATTTTCAAAGCGATTAGGTGAAGCCGCAGGCGATATGGGCCCGCTAGTTTCAGGCCTAAAAAAAATAAACCCCGAACTACTTGCACAGCTTAAAGCGTCGGACAATGTCGGCCAATCTTTCGAAATTATGATTGATGCCATTCGTTCGGCGGACAGTGCTACTGAAAAAGCAGCGCTTGCGAACGCAGCGTTTAGCCGTTCAGGTCTTGCGCTTGTTAATATCGCAGACAACAGCGCTGAGGCGATTAGAAAGTTACGCCTACAGCAACGCGAGAACGGTGTCATAACCATGGGGCAGGCGATAGCAGCCGAGGCGTATGTCGACGCTTCAAACGCGCTTAAAAAGACGTTAACAGGGTTTATGCAGACCGTTATACTGCCGTTGCTTCCGTTGCTAACAAGATTAACAAAAAGCTTTAGGGAGTGGGCGCTTTCAAATAAAGACATCGTTGCGGAGGACATATTTAAGTACGGGCGCCAACTGGTCGATAATTTTAACGATATTGTCGACGTTATGAAAAAGATAGGCATAGGTTTACTTGTATTTTTTGCCTTATCTGCAGCGCTTAAAACAGTGGTGTTAGTTATGACGGTCGCGAGCCTTGCTATGACGTTGATGGGCGGGCCTATCGCATTACTTGTTTTGGGTATATTTTTATTAATAGCGGCCATCATCGCCGTTGTTTATTGGTGGGACGAAATAAAATCCGCTGTTCTCGAATTTGCGGACGCAGTGGTAAACAAAGTCATCACTGTTTTCAAAAGCCTAGTAACCGCGTTCAAAAATAGCGGTGATAGTATGAGCGTATTAGTCGCAGGCATTGCGTTACTAATGGGTCCTATTGGCTGGCTAATCGGTGCGGCTGCGCTCATATTTAAACATTGGGAGCCGATAAAAGAATTTTTCGCAGACCTTTGGACCGGAGTTGTGGACATATTCGACAGCGCCATGAATAAAATAATGAGTGTTGTTGATAGAGTAAAAGGGGCAGCGGCGGACATTGTGAATACTATTAGCAACATCGGCAGCGGCGTCGGCGACTTTTTTGGCTTCGGATCAGACGAAGCAGAGACCGGCGCACCCGACGGCTCAGCGGGCGCAGGTAATGCAAGAACCGGGCCACAAATAATAAGTCCACAAGAGCGCACCGCGCGCACGATAGAAGAGTCACGGACAAGCAGCTCGGCCGAAGTTACGATCCGCGACGAAACAGGGCGCGCAGAAGTTACAGGCGGCAGCATGGGGCCTGGGTTGTCTTTGCAACCTTCGGGCGCTTTTTAAATAAGGGTAGATTATGTTCGTAAAATTAAAAGGCTCAGATGCTTTATTTAGCTACATTCCGAAATGCGGGAGTAGCACGCTTGGGGATGTAAAAAACACTATTATGTCGCTTGATGAATGCCTAGATTACAGTAAAAGAATTATGTTTATTAGAGATCCTATTGACAGAATAAAAAGCTGTTACAGTTTCTTTTGTATGTTAAAACAAAGAAAAATAGGATTCGATGGGGCTGACTTTATTCCGTTGGGCAGTTATGAGTCGTTTATAGATTACGCGCTTGCTAATAAAAATTACCACTGGAATTCTCAAGTCGAACAAATGACTCTTAACGGTTTATTCTTACCAACTGAGGTCAGACCATTATCTGAATTATCTGAAACTATATACAATTTAACGGGCGCAATACCATGTACAAATAATATTGTTTATAGGCTGAAATGCAGTGACTACAAAGAAGATGAGTTAAACGTCTTGTATGTGGATGATTTAGCGTGGCTTTAACGTATACAAATCCGTCGGGGAAACAACAATACGGAAACTCGGCAACGATACCCAGCTTTACGTCTGACGCTGATGATTTATTGCTACTCATGTGTAATAAAAAAGAGTTAAGCACCGTATCAACAGAGCATGGAACGTTTACCAGAATCGGCAGTATATCAGGTGGGATTGACTTGTTTGCGGCAATAGCTACCAGTACGACAACAAGCAGCATAGACATCACATGGTCTGGTAATACAGTATTAATAGCCAACATCGTAAAAGTGCAAGGCGCTGATGTAAGTTCTTTATCTGCGGCTATCCCCCAATTTGAAACAAAAGAGAAATACGGGTCTTCAGTCAGGACATTTTCATTATCTGCTTTTGGGGCCTCCGCTAATCAGGCTTTTATTTTCAGTACGACAGACGACACTGATTTTGTTGAAGAAAGTGGATACACAAAAACGGATATGGTGGGTGATATATCTTTTGCGCACTCTCCAAGTCAAGACACCTCGCCCACATATGAAAAGACTGATTTTGGTTTCGATTACTCTATTGCTTTAGAGATAGCCGAAGCCACCTCGACTGCAATAACGGCAGACGGAGCAATAACATTACCGTCGTTGGTATTCGCGGGTAGCGCAACAGATTCAACAAGCGAAATCACTGCAGCCGGTGATATAACGTTGCCATCATTGGTGTTCGCGGGTAGCGCAACAGATTCAACAAGCGAAGTTACCGCAGCCGGTGATATAACGTTGCCATCATTGGTGTTCGCGGGTAGCGCAACAGATTCAACAAGCGAAGTAACCGCAGCTGGTGACATAACATTACCGTCGTTGGTGTTCGCGGGTAACGCAACAGATTCAACAAGCGAAGTGACCGCGGCCGGTGATATCACCCTGCCCTCGTTGGTGTTCGCGGGTAGCGCAACAGATTCAACCAGCGAAGTAACCGCAGCCGGTGATATCACTCTGCCCTCATTGGTGTTCGCGGGTAACGCAACAGATTCAACAAGCGAAGTTACCGCAGCCGGTGACATAACATTGCCGTCGTTGGTATTTGCTGGAACCGCAACAGATACAACCAGCGAAGTGACCGCAGCCGGTGACATAACATTGCCGTCGTTGGTATTTGCTGGAACCGCAACAGATACAACCAGCGAAGTGACCGCAGCCGGTGACATAACATTGCCATCATTGGTGTTCGCGGGTAGCGCTTCAACCTCTGAGGTCGGACAAGTAACTGCAGCCGGTGACATTACGTTGCCGTCATTGGTGTTCGCGGGTAGCGCAACAGATACAACTAGCGAGCTGACAGCCACAGGCGCGATCACATTGCCATCGTTAGTATTCCAAGGCAACGCTAGCGACAGCACCAGCGAAGTAACTGCAGCGGGCGCAATAACGCTGCCATCGTTAGTATTTCAAGGCAGCGCGACGGATTCCACTAGCGAAGTGACCGTGTCGGGTGCGATAACATTGCCCTCATTAGTATTTGCTGGCAACGCAACGGCGGGGCAAGTTATCAGCGATTTTACAATACAGATTGATAATACCGCCAAAATAATAGAAACTACACCTAACAGTTTTACAATAAGGATTTAAGATCATGCCATCATTAAACACAAGTGCAGTAGATTCGCAGGCCGACAACATCGGTACGGATTTCACAACCGCAGTGCTAACGATTTACGACGGAACGCCGCCCGCAAGCGGTAACGCCGCTCTATCAAGTAACACAGAATTAGCGGTCCACACATTAACAGGCTGGGGCGCGTCGTCATCAGGTGTGATCATCGCGAATGCAATAGCTGACGCAACGATAGCAGCGACAGGAACCGCTAGTTTTGCGCGCTTGGTGCTAACAACCAAGACGATGCAGGTAACAGTCGGCACGGGAGCACAGGAACTAGTCTTATCAAGTGTGAGTTACGTATCCGGCGAAGATTCGGTCATTAACTCGCTGCAAATAACGCAACCAGCGACGTAAACGGTCATGTTAATTTCACTAACCGCCGCGCTAGGCTCGGGCAATGAAACCGTATTCAATGTGGTCGATAGTGATGGCGCAGTTGTGGACTTAACAGCATTGGGCGCTACGGTCGTCACGGTGGAAGTGTGTGGGCCGCTAATTAATAACGGATCAGGCGTTACCATCGACAGCACGACCGACGACGTCACGTTTTCAAATGATATCGTGCGTGTAAAATTTGGTCAGCTTGAATTGAAAAGTTCGCCGCCGATATATTACCCTAAAATTAGTTATATAACGGCAGCAGAGCCACAAAAAGAAGTTATAGTCGGCGAAGGATACAAGACCGAAATAAAACTCAAGGTCGTTTGCTAATGGCCTGGACTGATCGCATTAGAGAAGCGGCCTACAATTCGCCCTCAGGCGATAGGTTGACTTTTGATTATGAGAATGTCAGTAAAACGGTTGACAAGAAAACCACGAGTTTCGAGTTTCCCGACGCGAATGGCAGTTATGTTCAAGACCTCGGAAACACGGGGCGAAAGTATCCGCTTCGGGTATTCTTCTGGGGCGGCGATTATGACATCAAAGCCGAAGCTTTCGAAGCGGCATTGTTGGAGCGTGGGACGGGTATGTTAGAGCATCCAATTTACGGTGTTATCGATGTGGTCCCGTTCGGCACTATTACCCGCCGCGACGATCTAAAAACAGGCGCTAATCAAGCCGTATTCGAGATCACATTCTTTGAAACAATAGGGTTGATTTATCCGACGTCCCAAAGTGATCCCGCGAGTTCAGTACTAAACGCGGTTGAAGAATACAACAATTCGGTTGCGCAAGAATTCGAGAACGTAACAACGCTAGATAATGCTGTCGACGCGGTGACATTTAAAAACGACTATCAATCGTTATTAGACTCAGCTAGCACGGGCTTGCAATCCGTCGCTAATGCGCAAGATAATGTGAGGACCCAATTTAACGCGGTGCGGGATTCTATAAATCAGGGTATTGACATACTCATAGCCGAACCGCTGACGCTAGCTTTTCAAACAACCATACTATTGCAGGCGCCTGCTAGGGCCGCGATCAATATAACGGACCGTTTGGAGGCATACAAAAACCTTGCTGATGGTATTATAACGGGTGACAACGCCGTCGTTACGCCGAGTTTTAACGCTAGCAGCTCAAACGAGTTTCACACTAATGATCTATACGCGTCTACTTATGTCACGGGCTCCGTCGTTTCTGTGGTCAATACTCAGTTTACGACTAAAACCAGCGCAATAGAAGCGGCTGAATTAATACTAACACAGCTGGACGAAGTGACTAATTGGCGTGATGCGAATTTCGCAGCGCTTGCAGAGATTGACACCGGCGAAGCATACCAGCAATTACAAGAAGCCGTCGCGCTCACGGCGGGGTTTTTAGTAGAAATTTCATTTACATTGTTACAGGAGCGTCGCGTCATATTAGATCGCGACCGAACTATTATAAATTTAGTCGCAGAATTCTACGGAAGTGTAGACGACCAGCTCGATTTTTTCATAAATTCAAACAGCTTGACCGGCTCGGAAATACTCGAAGTCCCGAGGGGGCGCGAAATTGTCTATTATATATAACGTTCTAGGTGGGGATACATTCGAGACCGTTTCGCGCAAAAAGTACGGAACGGAGAACGAAGCGGGTCGAATAGCCGAGTCTAACCCAGGCGCAGCGTTACCGCTTGCGGCTGGTACGACGTTAACAATACCAACGCTACCCAACAGCCCCCAAAATGCGCCGCAATCAGCAGCAAGCGCTACAGAGGACGAGGTGGCGATACTGATCAACGGCGCCCAATTTCGGTTTTGGGATTCTATTAGGATAACCCGCTCGATAGATTCGATGGACACGGTGGAATTTGGTGCGCCTTTTGACGCCGAAGCGCCAGGTTTTAAGGAATCATTTCGCCCGTTTAAATTTAAGCCCGTTGTGATCACCGTTGGCGGAGCTTTGCTATTCACCGGAACAATGGTCACGGTTAATCCCGTAATAGAAAACGCGCAAAAGATAGTATCCGTTAGCGGGTATTCGCTACCCGGCGTTTTAAATGATTGCACTGCGCCCGCTAGTATGTACGGGGAGCAGGGAAGCAAGCTGCAAACAGATGAACAGTATTTGTCCGAGATAGCCACAACATTAGCGGCCCCGTTCGGCGTGAGTGTTAAAATGGAAGCCGACCAAGGCCCACCACTCACACGCGTAGCATTAGAGCCAGGCAAAAAAATACTTAATTACTTGACAGACTTGGCGAAACAAAAAAACCTAATTATTGCTAGCTCGTCGCGCGGTGAATTGGTTTTTTTGCAGTCGTCAGACGGGGGTTCACCCGTTGCTATACTAGAGCAGGGAAAGGCTCCGTTATTATCAGTAGCGCCGTTTTTCAGTCCCCAAGAATACTACAGCCATCTAACCGGCATAGCCCCGGTCGGCGTTGGCAGTCCACCGCAAGCCCCCTTTACAGTAAAAAACCCGCAGTTACAAGGTGTTTTACGGCCGCTGACATTCAACGCGCCCGACACAGAGGAAGCAGGCATCGTCGCAGCGGTAAAAGCTAAAGCGGGGCGTATGTTTGCGAACATGGCCGCCTATGCTGTCAGAGTCGCAACGTGGCGAGATCCGAACGGTAATTTATGGGCGCCTAATTCTTCCATTCGATTGCTTGCCCCCGACGCCATGATATACAAAGAATACGAATTTATTGTTCGCTCTGTGGAATTTGAGCAAGACAGCAAGGCGCAAACCGCAACACTTAACTTAGTGATCCCTGGCGCGTTCAGCGGAAAAATACCGGAGTTTTTACCATGGGACGGCTAGCCGTATTACTGTCATTCTTACGAACCACTAAAAACGGCGCCAAGGTGTCTGACGTTAAAGTCGACCCGGGCGGGGGCGCGAACGTAACAGCCGAGCATTTCTCAGCACCGGGGGACGATTCGCACCCATTGCCTAATGATTATGTGGCTTTAAACGGTGACAGCGGCACGGGCCGAGAATCCGCTATTGGTTATTTAGACCCTACAAATGAGCCCAAAGCGCTACCAGGCGATAAAAGGATATACGCGCGCGACGAGAACGGCGTTTTAATTGCTGAAATTTGGCTAAAAAATACGGGTGAAGCGACTATTTCAAACGACAACGGTTCTGTTACGTTAAGAGCCGACGGCGGAGTTATAACCACAACGCCCGAAAGCACCTTTGACGCCAAGGCCGACGGCAGTATAAAAGGCGATAACAGCAATGGTTCTTTCGAACTAGAGGTAAATGGTGATTTTTTAGTAAACGGTGTTACTATAGATACGAGCGGCAACATATTAACAGCCGGAACGTTAAACGCTGACGATGTGACAGCGGACAATCAAGACGTAACACTTAGTACACACGAAACGCCATCATTCAACGCGCCACCGACACCGGGGACATAATGACAGCACAACAGGGCGACATTAGTTTATTTCAGACACCCGACGGTGGTGACATTACAGTCGACAGCGGCATGGTTATCATGGGTGGCGGACTAAATACGGCCGTTTATCTGTCGCTTTTTGGCGGCAATGAGGATGATGACGGGCGCCCGAATAATCCCGCTAATTGGTGGGGCAATATTGGCGAGGAAAACCCGTCAAGAGAGTATCACAGCGAAACACAAAATTTACTTCAAGGGCTGCCAGCGACAACCGGCAATCTTAAACGACTACAGGACGCAGCGGTCCGCGACTTAGCTTGGATGCTAAATGACAGCGCCGCGTCTTATATAAATGTGGTTGCTAGCATTCCGGGCGTAAATAAAATAAAATTAACAATTGATGTCGAAGCGCTTGGCCAAGAGTCTCGATTTGAGTTTGTGGAAAATTGGAAGGCGGGATCATGAGTTTACAGACACCTACCACAAAAGATATCAGCGACAACATAATCGCGCAGCTAGAAGCGTCGCTCAATCAATCCATACCGTTGTTGCCTAAAGCATTCTTACGAGTCTTAGCTAAAGCACTCGGAGGCGTTTTCATCCTACTGTATAAATATGCAGGCTTTATGTTTTTACAAATGTTTGTGCAAACGGCCAGTATCAGCGAAACCACAATAAACGGCAAAACGGTGTCACCATTAACGCAATGGGGCCGTTTGATTGGCATAGGCGACCCCGTTGCTGCGACCAACGCCGAGCTACTTATAGACATAACAGTCGATAATCAAACGGGCACATTACCCTCAGGGTCTCAGCTAGTTAATTCAGCCAACGGCGTGACATATATAACAATTGGCACGATAAATTTAAACGCGTCAACGGTGCAAGTCACGATACGCGCTTCGGCAGACCAGCAAGGCGGGGGCGGCGCGGGTGTCATCGGCAATTTAGAGATCGCGGACGTTGTTAGCTTTGCCAACCCGCTAGCAAACATTAACCGTAACGCAGTCGTGGACTCTCAAACAGTCACAGGCGCCAACGCAGAGTCAACCGAAGCGTATCGCCAGCGAATAATAGACCGATTCCAGAAACGGCCGCAGGGTGGCGCATACTCGGATTATGAGGGATGGGGCGAGGAAGTTGTCGGGATCATAAACGTTTACCCGTACACGGGCGACCCTGGCGAAGTCGATTTATATTCAGAGGCCACGGTCGCTAGTTCTGGATCAGCCGATGGCATACCCACATCACCGCAATTACTAGCAGTACTTAACTCGGTTAATTTTGACCAAGACGGTTTAGCATCAAGGCGCCCCGTTAATGCGTTTGTCAACAGTAACGCAATTACTCGAACAGGTTTTGATGTAGAGGTTGACGGGATAGTCGTAGACGATTTAGCAGCAGTACAAGCAGAAATTACAGCGGCTATCACACAGTATTTTTTAGACCGCGAACCGTTTATTATAGGCTTAAGCATACCACCTAGACGGGACCGGATAACTCAGGGCGCGGTCATAAGTATTGTTGACAGCATCGTCAGCGCGTCGGGCGGAATATTCGACACAGCTACGATAGAAGAAACGGACACAACGCCCGTGGCAACCTACCAATTAGGTATCGGAGAAAAAGCGAAAGCGGCTAGCATAGGGTTTATCTAATGTTTCTTAGAATTTTTCAGCACTTACTACCTAACGCTAGAGCGTGGCGCCTAACTGTTGATAAAAAGCTACGCCAATTTTTTGAAGGCTTAACGTTTTTAGGCGCTGATATTAAAGAACATGTGGATTTAGTATGGTCCGACATATTTCCACAAACTACGCGCGAGCTTAACGCGTGGGAAAATCAATTCGGACTACCGGCGACCACATTGACAACGCAAGAGCGCCGAGACCGTTTAGATGCTACTTGGAAAGCATTAGGTGGGCAATCCCCCTACTACATACAAACATCACTACAGAACGCGGGGTTTAACGTGTTTGTGCACGAATGGTGGGAGTTGTCTTATATCGTAGAATGCGGCGAGACCTTAGCCGAGTGTGGCGAACCCCTAGCAGAAGCGGGCAACATTATACGCACTGAGACAGCCTCCGCGCCAACGCCCCGGAACCCGTTCGAAGTGTTAGCCGACGGTACAACCGGGCTTGGTTTCTATCTAAACAGCGGGGGCTCGGTGGCAATTAGCGGTAACGCGCAGGCAATTAGCGGCGCTACTAACGGCGCTTCGGGTAGGTTATTAGTAAATAAACCTGCTACAATAGTGTACGAGATACCGACGGACGAGGCTAAATGGCCTTATATTATTTATCTTGGCGCCGAGGCTTTTGGCGCCAAGGCAACAATAGACTTAGCCCGACGAGACGAGTTCGAGGCTTTATGTTTAAAATTATGCCCAGCCCAACAGTGGATAGGCTTAATAGTGGAGTATAGCTAAATGGCTTTGAATATTAACAGCACCTACACCAACACGACATCCGCAAACGCAAGTTATCCGTACGGCTCCGCTAAAAACGAAACTTCGCCCGGCGCTTTAGACGGCACACCGTTAGAAAAAGCGGGGCTTGACGATTTATACGGTTTAATGCAATCGTTACTCGCTGGCGCAGGGCTTGTACCAAACGGTAACCCCGACACAGTTTTAGCGCCGCAATATCTAGAATCTATATTTAATTTACGCTGGTACGACAAGGTCGACTTTGCGGTCGGCTCTAAAGTGGTGGGTTCTAATGGTGTAACTTATGTGTGCAAGCAAGCAAACGGGCCCGCCAGTACGGTGCAAAACCCGGTAACAGAAGGCTCGCCACGCACAAAATGGTTGACCGAGGTATCAAGCATGTTTGATTTACTCAACCCAGTCGGCGCTCTTTACTTCTCACACGCTTCTAATAGCCCGGCGGATCTATACGGTGTTGGAACGTGGCTTCGAATTAAAGGTCGTTTTATAGCGGGACTTGACGAAGCCGACACCGATTTTAATACGCCCGGCGAAACAGGCGGAACTAAAACGCACAATCACAGCGCCGCAACTTTAACTGACATCCCTATCACCGGATACGGATCACAACAATCAGGTGTCACGCTACCGGAGCCCACAACTCTTGGAAAACTAATAACCGGATCTGGACGAACAGAAGATAACGAAAACCTAGAATCGCTAGCGCACGCGACAACAGTGCAGACAGTGGCCGGAACTACTTCGGTAAGTAATAGACAATTACTTCCCCCCTATCAAGTTGCATATATTTGGCGGAGAACAGCATAATGGCGATTAAACCAGATTCACTTTTTATTGGAAAAATAGCAGCGGCTAGCACAGATTACCCGCTTGGCTCAGCTCGCAACGTAACAACCCCCGGGGACGGCACGGGTACGCCATTTGTCGCGGACCTCCTAAACGACACTTTCGGATTTCAGCAAGCCATACTTTCCGAGGCAGGAATAACGCCTAGCCAAAGCCCCGATACAGCAGTCGATTCTCAGTACCTTTCAGGATTAACAGCGCTATTAGCTGTTGAGTCATTCGACACGTTTTCGGCTTTAGAAGCCAGCACGAGAACGCTAACCGGCTCCGAGTTTGTATGCAGAGAAAGAGCAAACGCAAATTACATATTGCAAGCGTCAGGTTACATTGCTTTAGCGGGTGATGCTACTTTTGCTAATGGTCGGGTTGCTAAATTACAGATTAACGGAGTCGCTAATATATTGAAATTTGGTGGTAAAGGTGATGATGCTTTTGATAATACAGTGGCAATGGCATCGGCTTTATCTAGGCTATCAATAGTTGGCGATACATTAGGTGGGAAGGTTTATTTCCCAAGCGGCATACACAGAATGGACGGGTTTTCATTACCCACAATGATTTTAATAGAAGGTGAATCAAGGGGTTCGGCGCACATAAAATTAAACGATGGTGCAAACGAAGATTTAATGACCGTCCCTGCATCTTGTGACCAATCTGGGTGGAGTAAAATAACATTTAATGGTAACAAGGATAATAACACATCGGGCAATGGAATATTCTTTGTTGAAGGTGTTGGCAATAACGGAAACAGTTTTTCTCCCTTTAACGACAAGGCACAAAACGCTCCATACAGTTATAAGCAAGTAATCGCAACTGATTTTGCAGTAGGCAATTGCGCTGGCAATGGTATATATTCTCAACCGTCAAACTTTCAAATATTTATGGATAACTTTGCGGCGGCTCATAATGGTTTGAATGGCATTTGGATTAGAAGTAGTGATGGTATATATAGTAACTTCTATGCAGAAAAAAATGGCTCGACTGGATTGTATGCAAGTGGGTCAGCAAATAAGTTTTCTAACTTCAAGGCTATTTGGAATGGGCGTACTGTAAATACTTTAGGAGGTTGGCGTGACCAAGGCGCATTTAACCAATATACAAGCGGTGAAGCACAAGATAACTACTGTGATGGTATACAAATATTAGGTAAGGGTAGTGCGTTTGTTAATTGCTCATCTAACACTAACGGTTATTTATCAGTTGCAAACCCTATTTCTAGCGGAGTAAACTATGACATATTAATAGGCGCATCGGCTGATAAATTTAGTTTCGATGGTGAAGTTCACACTTATAAAACAGAAGTTGGCACCGATGGATTGTGGGTAACACAAGAACCATACCATTTTAACTCATATAGCGATTCGCAAACTACTAAGTTTGTATGTCCGTTTGACCCTGATACATATAATGCACTCCCGAATGTTATAGTCTCTAAGACAATAGGTACTGAAATACACAAAGTATCGGCTGTTACTAATAACGGCTCAGATGTTTTTTGTGATACTGATGTAAATTCACCTGATTTAACTGGCGACCAGATATTAAGATTTTTTAGAAGCTCAGGAGCTACAACAGGATTAACCCGAATTATTGCTTATTTAAAAGGCACTTCGACTGAAACAACAGAAATAAGAGATACAGGCTATACTAACCTGTCAAAAAATGACGGTGGGCCGGTTATAATTGGTGGACCTACTACGGGTGGAAGATGGGATACAGGTACTTTAAGGCTTGGCCCTATCCGAATTTGGGCTGACGACTCAGATAAATTAAGATTAAAAGTTGGCTCTGACCCTTCTAGCAATACGGATGGAACAATTATAGGAACACAATCATAATGACATACTCAAAATCAACACTAGAAGCACTTAAACGCATGGGTTTTAATCATCCAGATTATGACGGTTAAACATTAGGCGGGCTATAATGAAACAGCGCATAATTGACAAAATAATTAAAGTCGAAGGCGGTTATGTCGACGACCCTAGCGATTCCGGCGGCGAGACAAACTTCGGTATAACTTCGGCCGTCGCTCGCGCCTACGGATACCATGGGGCCATGCGCTCACTACCTCGCTATGTGGCTTTTAGTATTTACGAGACACAATACTGGGACGCGGTGCAGGGCGACTATTTATCTAAGTTATCAGAAGCGATAACCGAAGAGGTCGTCGACACAGGCGTTAATATGGGCGTAAATCGCACGGGTTTATTTCTGCAGCGTTCGCTAAACGTGCTAAACAATCGCGAGGGCTTATATCGTGATCTTAAAGTTGACGGTATTATCGGCCTGGCCACAATTAGCGCGTTAACTCGATACCTAGAGCAACGCGACGAGAGGGCGCTAGTTAGGGCACTTAACTGCTTACAAGGGGCGTTCTACATAGAGTTAGCAGAACGCCGCGAGAAAGACGAAACTTTCGTTTATGGCTGGTTCAAGCATAGGGTTAAAATATGATAGGTTTTATTAAAAGTTTCATTAGTGGGGGCGCTGTTAAATCCATTGAAAATATAGCGTCTGAATGGATAGAAACGGACAAAGAGAGCGCCGAGGCGAAGGTGCTAATGGTCAAAACATTAGACCCCAATGGACTTATGAGGCGCGAACTATCAAGACGGGTCACTGGCCTTTACACGCTTTATATTGTGGTTACGCTTGTATTATTAATCTTAGAAAGTTTTGGTATCGGAAAAACGGTGGGCGGCGAGTTTGTTAACGGCGTGTTAGTAGGCGGGCAGTTATCAGTATCAGTAGCCACCGATAAAGTGGCGACTTTATTTGTACCCATAACCACACTATTCGGGATCATAGTCAGCGCTAGTTTCGGTGTCAATTATGCAAACGCAAAAGCGGGAAAGTAAGTTAGACCGCGACAATAATTTCGCGTACACTCTAAACAATTACTAAAGGAAACAACGGCGTGGATAACTTGGTTAATGACATAAAAGTAGCTTGGACCACCGTAGTCGGGACCATAGCGTCGGGAATGGGCATAGCGCTTGAAATGATACCAAACGACATTGGAAAACTTGCCACGCTTGTCGGTATCATCCTCTCATCCGTGCTAATTTACACGCATTTTCGAAAGGGTCGGATAGAGTACCAAAAAACTCAGCTTGAAATTTGTATACTCAAAGAAAAAGAAGCGGAACGCGTCGAAGCTGCGAACCGCCGAAGAAACTCGGGCTTACCCGCTAATCGAGAGAGTGACGCGGAAAAGTAGTCAACCGTGCCGACGTGTTTTAGTTCTAGCGCTAATTTGAAAGGCGGCCATATCCTCACGGTCAGGCGGTATTTTATGAAAGCCGCGATCATCTACCGCCGCGTCTGCAAACTTTCTTAATGGCTTATTTAATTTTCCAGTTCGGACTTTACTCATTTTTAATCCTTCCTATATCGTTTACCACGCCAGCCACCGGCGGCGCGTATTGGCCAATTAGAGGCCCATGTTGGCATTGTTGCCATAATTCGCTCGAATTCTTCTATTGAGCCCGTGCCCTCTACTACTTCGCTAACAATTTCATCGTGTACATGCAGCGCGATAGCGTACCCGGCGCGCTCGATGTTTTTCATCGCAAACGTTAATATGTCCCGTGCTATTGCTTGGACGACGTTCTCGCATAGCTTGCCGCCGTAAGTGTCCATTCGCATCCAGCCTTGAGGCCCTTTTTTATAGTCAGAATTCCAGCCCATATACGTAAGTTTTAGAACCTGTTTACCCCAGGGCGTAACGTCCGGGTGTAGCCTCGGCTGATGATAAGATAATTTACGGCTACTCAATAACTGGCAGTATAAAACATCGTCTTTCACGCCATAAGTTAACCCGTTATACGCGTAACAAGTGCCGGGGTTTTGCACTGCAGCGGTGGCCGCGTCTTGTAATCCGTACCAAAATTTAACTATCATCGGCGATTCTATGCGCCACGATTTGATTGACTCGCGGATCTCTTCTTCATTCATGTACTTGTCAGCGCCAAAAGCAACGCAAGCACCGTAGCCTCCTTGAAACCCTAAAGCGAGCTCGTTTACTTTCCCTTTTTTACGTAGCGGGTGATGTTCCCCCGTTTCTTCTTTGTGTCGGATCAATTCTTCGAACGGCACGCCGGATATTTTAGCGGCTGACATTTCGTAAATTTTGCCATGCGTGCGAAAAACGTCTATTCGCCATTGCTCGCCCGACAACATAGCTAAGACCACGGCTTCAATAGCCGAATAATCGGAGCAAAGAAAGTCGCAACCAGGCGCAGCGGAAAACAAGCCGCGCAGGCAGCCCGAAACGGCCGCAACAGCGTCCCCGAAGTAATGCTCTACCATCTTAAGGTCTTTCGACGCTATGACTGTGAGCGCGTCATTTACTGCGTCTATGCCCCATTCAGCAGATTCTGCAAAAGCTTTAGGAGAACGACACCAAGGACATTCTTGTAAATGTGACCCGTAATGGCGATCGCATTTGCAGCGCACAACCTCTGGCCCGCTGTTTGGCAAGTTTTGCGGTTGCGGTCCTCGGCCTGCAAATCGGCCCGTTCGGTCGGCGCCACAGAACGCAAATAAGTCTCGCAGGCGCCCATCGGCGGAGCGGCGGCGGTCTATGGCAAACAGTTTTTTAACACTGGCCGCGCCTATTAATGCGCGTATTTCTAAAACACGGCGGGCATGGGCTGGCAAGTTTTCACGCTTTAGGGCTTCCTCTACATGGTCGGCGTCAATGCTACTTATGTGTAGCCCGTTAGCGCCTAGCCAGTTTATTATCTTGCCAATCTCGCCCGCGCTTTGTACCCGGCCATCGGTTATACTTATTAGTTCAGCCGTGTACTGCTCAAATGCTTGCTTGACTATCGCTAGGCAATTATTAAGACCGTCAGAGTCAATGTGAACGCCCCGTAAATTGATACATTGGTCTAACAGCCATAATTCTAGTTCATCGGTACTTAAGTCCGGCATAAGAGCAGACACGGCGGATTCTGCTTTGATGTCGCCGACGTTGTAGGCGTAAAATTTAGGCCCATCGACGGGTTCTTCTTCTGGTCTTATGCGCGTTCTAGGGTCTTTTTTTGTTGGATTACGCGGTTTTGTTAATTTATTAATTAAGCGTTTGCCGTCATCTATTTTCTGATCCGACACTTTTAGTACTTCGGCCAGCTTCGCTAATTTGCCAGGCAATGAGAACGCCCGCGCTTTGGCCATAGAGTCACGCAAAAGCCAATATGGGAGCGCAGGCCAACCCATGCGAGCATGACAGACGTTCGCCCAAATGTACCACTCGAAAGCGCTGTTGTGGGCTTCTAGTAGCCCGAGTTTGGCAATATGTTCGAATAGTTCAACAGGTGGAGGCATGGATGGAATCCACATTCTTGCGCCTTGGCCATCTTTTAAATCGTACGCCAAGCTAAGCACTTCCGTCGATGGATGCTCAGAGTATGCGGACGCGCCTACCGCGCCTAGACCATGCGGGGGTGATTTAGTTATCGACACCCATTTGTTGAGCTCATTGTCCCAGGTATAACCCGCCTCGCTGTACGTCTCGAAGTCTAAGTCTGGGAGCACGGTCGAAAAGCCCCACCCGGCGGGTAAGCGGTGGCCAGCTAAGAGCGTCGAAGCGTTCATGTGTAGGACTCGACGTAAGTTTTATGATTCTCAATCTCGCCATCGTCTAAAAAAGATTGGGCCACGGCTTTACTGTACCGGGCACGATTTAACGATCTTTTCCGTGCTTTATTACCACCAAAAGCTCGCGATTGTTTTCGAGCGGTCTTTTTTAACCTTTCAACCCTATCAAGTATGCCCTGCTCGCTCGGGTGCATAACCAGCTTCAATTTACACTTAAAAAGGGATGTTCTGTAAACTAAATCACCTTGTTCAAAACAAGCTTTGTCGCCCAACAACTTGACGGCTGTATCTGGGTTTTCAAATGCAGCAAAAATGCAGGCTATAGCCTCGAGTTCGGCGCACACCAGGGACACATCAACAGCCATAATTAAAGCCCTTCTTTGTCAGCGTCTAGCGCTTGGCTTGAGCCGAATATAAACCTAATAACGTGAAATGTGGCCTTTATTTTGCTTATAAAGCTCATGTTTCGGGCCACTATATACTTTGCATTTTTAACGCTGCCGGGCGCTGCGCTTTTTACGCGGCCTTTTATCAGTCCGTCGTTGTGGGTTAATATTAGGTCCCCGCGTAAATCAAGGATCTGTTTACCGCCTTTTTTGTAGAAATACATGTGCCACCTCTAAATTAAAAAGGACCCGCCGAAGCGGGCCAAGGTCGGAGAAACTACGCGCGCGGTAATGCTTCTATTTGCGCGGCGGTGTAATTAAACGAGAGCAATTGCTCGCTAGTCCACGGGGTCCCGTTTGCGTCAAGATATTTTACCTCGGCCGGTGCTGGTGCCGGTGCTGGTGCTGGTGCTGGCGCGGGTGCTGGCGCGGGTGCTGGCGCGGGTGCTGGCCCCTCTAAAAAGTCTGGGGCAGGTGCAACGTTGCTTGGTGGAGCCATTGCCGGACCTTGTGCGGGGGCTTGTGCTAACGGTGCGGACGTAGCCAAAGGCGTAGCGCTCGCACCGGCGGGCAGTGCTGCAGCGGGTGACGCACCGAAAACATCGTCGCCGCTTTGACCAATCACAATTTCTTCACCGTAACCAACTAATTCGACCATTGTGTGGTTTAAAAATATACCTGGTTGCTGCGTTGAACCGTTGCCCTTAACGCTGCCATAGATCCGAACATAATAGCCACGCTTGAGCATTAGCGGATCGGTTATTAGCGCGGCGCCGTTGGCGGTGTAGCACTTGGGCGCAAATCCGCCACTAAAGTTTAATATCCAGTTACCTGGAAAACCTTCGCGCTCGCATGGCTTTTTGCCTTTTGTATTAGGCACCACACTATCGCCGTCAATTATTTTAAACGCGAATTTCGGACTAATACAGTTTCCGGCTGCGTCAAAAAGCGACGGAGCGGACGCGCGGGCCACCCCATGTATAAGGCCCCATGTTTCAGCCCAGCCTGGATCAGTTTTAGGAATAGCAATTCCCATGTAAAAATCTACCCGAGGCTGTCCGGCATTGGCGCCGAATTTAATAGTTAAAGGGTTGCCCTCAGCGTCCTTTGTTTGTGCTTCGAAGCAATCGCCTTGTACTAGGCGACCGACGGGGGTTAGTATATTCGTAATTGATGTCATTTTTTAAATACCTGTTTTGCTTTATTTCCATTATCCGGAACTATCTCTAGCCCGGTTCTAGGGTGTGTACTGTATGCCATAATGACGGCATCGTCAATACCTAATTTTTTAGCTTGTATCGGTGTTATCGCGTCGGGTGCTTTGCGTAAATCTAAATTAAGCATATCACCAAGCGCGATGACTTCTTCGACGGGCTTGTCCCACTTCTGACGGCCGATTTTTTGTTCAACGGACCAACCCGGAACCATAGTTCCCTTTTTTATTAGCGCGCTGGCTTGTGTCTCAAATCCCGATTCTAAATATTCCAACTGTTTACGAGCGCGCTTAACAATTGACAATTGCAGGCCAAGCGCGTCGGGCGACAATTCTACCGGTACGGGTTTACTAACAGCCTCATACATACCGAGACCGGCTTTAAGTGCGGCGGGGCAAGCTTGGCGACCCGTGCAGTGTTTGCAGTGGCTACCGGTACGAAACTTAGCGTTAGGGCTTAGTGCTTCGTGAGCGTTAGCATTGAGCGTATTAAAATAAGCCCGTAAGTCGCTAGCAGTTATTACCCATTCGCGAATTGTACCTTCGCGGTGAAAGGCTCGCGGCTGGGCTATGCGTAGATAAACCTTAGTTCTTTGGTCTGTGCGGCCATCAATTCCGTGCAAATCTAACAACCCTGCTAGGTAGTCAATGCCCTGCCAGTTTTCGAACGCTTCGACGACTTCAAAACCATGCTTATAATCCCACAAATAAAGCGCATTACCTGCGGCGTGATAGACGGAACAGTCAGGCGTGCCCCAATTAATTTCGTGAACCTTTGGGATCTCGACGCGTTGTTCTATTCTCAAATGCTCGCCGCCAAATATGCCCGTTTTGCGCATTACGGTAATGACGTCGTCGGCGTATTCCTTAGCAGAGTCGAACATTTCCTCGGTAAATAGTACGCCGTTCGATGCAGTTATCCCGACCCAATCACTCGCCAAATGATTTTGCACTCGATTAGTTTTCGCGTCCGTTATTAGCTGCGCGCCTATCTCATGCGCCGCTGTACCTTCGCGCGAGGCTTGAGACTCTTCGTCGTCAGGGTAGGTCTGCGACATTTGCACCCAGCCAGTACAGCCGTCAGGCTTACCCCAAATATGCGCCGAAGAGGGGGGTAGAATGGAATGCCCCATATTACACCCCCAGGCTTTGCGCTACGGCCGGAATAAGATCAGGGCGCGCCGCTAATAACGGTATTGAACTAAGCCCGATGAAATTAACAGCCGCGAGGACTTGCTCGTTTGTCAGACCTTTGGCAGTGCAAGCCGCCATGAGCGCCGGGAATGTAGTCACCTCTTCTGGTGCTGGTGCTGGTGCTGGTGCTGGTGCTGGTGCTGGTGCTGGTTCGTTTTGAAATCCGAAGAGCTTACGCTCAGCCCCGGTTTCTGCCGCGACTACAAAATCGCGCCCTGCTACTTTAACGCTTTTAATATCCCTACTTACTACCGGCGCAGTACCCGCAGACATAGCCGCGCGTAATTCCGCCTCGACTTCTATAACGAGATCAGGGTCTACGTTGCGCTTTTTCTTCCAGCCGTGAGGTGCTTTGGCTAGTTTACCGCGACCGCTTCCGTGTATTCTATTATCCCACGGTATGCCGTCGGCTAATTCAACCCCAGATGACGCCTCGCCCGCTTCCTTTGCAGAATCCACAAATTCCGGGGTGGTTTCCGTTGCATTTGTCACATGTGGCTGCGTCTGATCCGTGGCTTGTGGCACTTCCGCAACAGGCGCACCGGCCGTCGTCTTTGGGTCGGCGAATACCTCCGGGCCAGATGCAGCGACAGGGCCCGATTTCTCCGTAACAGTAAGCGCAGGCCCCGTTTTTGGGCTAGCGAATACCTCCGCCGCTTCTGCTTGCTCATCTATGTGGTCTTGCCAAGCGGTTCGGCCCTCGGATTCGTTATTAGCGTGGTATGTGGCCTGCTCTATCTCTTCGGGGCTAAACATGGGAGCCGTATCGCTAGAGTTGTCGACTAAGTCACCCTCGTTGTTTTGACCATCACCTCTTGCCGTCCCGTTCACATATTCGTCGCGAGTCATATTAGTCATCGGGTTTTCGTGGGTTATGTCTATCGCCAAGCCATGCAGCATATCCGATGCGCGGGTTAGTGCTGAGTGCGTTAATGGTATTGTGATACTAATTGATTTCATGTTTTTTAAATCCTGTTTAGTTGTTGACAGTGAAAGAGATTAGCGTTATATTTTTGACCTGTCAACACTATAATCATATATTTTTTAAGGAGGCGATCGTGACTGAGTGGACAAAATTGAATGTCATAGGCCCTGCAGCAGAAATTAATAGGCGGGGCCAAGTTAGGCAAAAAGAAATAACTTTAGGAGGCCGCAAATTTACTGATTTTATTCGTAAGGCTTCCATAAATAAGGATGGATACGTGTATTTAGCTTTTAGAGAAAACGGGTTTCAAAAGAATTCGTACGTTCATAGGCTAGTAGCTAATACGTTTATATCGAATCCGTTAAATAAGCCCTTCGTCAATCACATGGATGGCGATAAGCAAAACAATAACCACTCCAACCTAGAATGGGTTACTTCCGCTGAAAACAATAGACATGCACGTGAAACTGGCTTGTCCGTTACGCCCACGGGTGAGGCTAATAGGCTGTCTTTACTTACTAATGAGCAGGTTAGGGAAATCAAAAAACAGTTGTTAGAGGGAAGAAAGCAAAGGGATATAGCGATCCAATTTAATGTGCACTATTCATTGATATCGCACATCAAAGCGGGCCGTAAATGGGGCGAAGTTAAATAATGATCCCAGTACAGACACGCGTAGCGGTAGCAGTCGCCGGACGGTCGCAGCATTTACGGCCGTATCAAGCGAAAGCCAAGTCGGAAATATATGGCGGCTGGGCCAACGGTGCGCCTAATGTGCTCGCCGTGCTGCCAACGGGCGCGGGTAAAACAGTGTTGTTTTCTGATATCATTCACGACCACAAAGGGGCCAGCTGCGCTATTGCGCACCGCCAAGAGTTAGTCAGTCAGATATCACTAGCGCTAGCACGCGACAAAGTCCGTCACCGCATAATAGGCCCTAAATCGGTGGTTAAGTTATGCGTCAATTTGCACATGATGGAACTGGGGGCCAGCTATTATGATCCTAATTCCACTTGTGCAGTGGCAGGCGTCGATACGTTGGTCCGTCGTACCAAAGAGCTAGGCGCCTGGCTTAACTCTGTCACTCTATGCGTTCAAGACGAGGCGCACCACGTATTAAAAAATAATAAATGGGGCACAGCGTTTGCCATGTTTCCGAACGCCAAGGGGCTAGGCGTCACTGCTACGCCCTTGCGTGCCGATGGTAGGGGGTTAGGGCGCCACGTAGATGGCTTATTCGATATAATGGTATTAGGGCCTACTGCGCGAGAATTGATAAATATGGGGTACTTAACGGAATACCGCATATTTGCGCCGCCTTCGGACTTTGTGCGCCCGGGTCAAGACGCAATAGTCGGGGATGGCGATTTTGGAAAAGCTAAACTGAAAGCGGCCGGGCGTAAATCACAAATAACAGGCGACATTGTTAAGCATTACTTGCGCATAGCACCGGGTAAATTAGGGGTTACGTTTACCGATAGCGTTGAAACCGCCGTCGAAGTAGCCGCAAAGTTTAACGCGGCAGGCGTGCCAGCGGCAGCCATTAGCGCTAACACGCCGAACGAAGAACGGATCGCTATAATGCAGCGGTTTAAACGCCGCGAGTTGATGCAGATTGTCAATGTGGATTTACTTGGCGAAGGGGTGGACGTGCCCGCTATGGAGGTCGTAAGTATGGGTCGGGCTACCGAATCATACGCGCTTTATGTGCAGCAGTTTGGGCGGCCATTGCGTTTGTTAGAGGGTAAAAAGTTTGCGCTTATAATCGACCATGTTGGCAACGTGCAGCGCCACGGCCTGCCAGATGCGCGCCGGGAGTGGACACTCGACAGGCGAGATAAAAAAGGGAGCTCGTTAGACTCTGATACCATACCAACGCGCACCTGTTTAATTATGAATGAAGTTACTGGCGTCATATGTGACGCTGTTTACGCCCGCATTCATACCGTTTGCCCTGTTTGTGGCGATAAAAATAAACCCGTATCGCGTAAAAGTATGGAAGAAGTCGACGGCGATCTAATAGAGTTGGACGCCGAAGTCCTGGCCGCTATGCGGGGCGAGGTCGATGATGTCCACATAAGTGCTGATGATTTTAAAAATTCACTGCCCGATAAAGAATTATATAGGCAAGAATTGGTCAGCAAGCACGTACCGTTAATTAATCAGTTAGCTAACGTTAAGCGCTTCGTTGCTAAACAAGAAGTCGAAATACAAAACCACATTGATAGGCTACCCGCACAGCTTATACTACGTGATGCAATGAGTTGGTGGGCCGGGCACCAACGAGCAGCAGGCCGACCTGATAGCGAGAGTTTTAGGCGGTTTTATTTTAAGTTTGGCGTCGACGTATTGACCGCCCAAACATTTAACGCCGGGGACGCTGCAGAGCTAACCGATAAGATTAACGAACAAATAGAAAGAGGTGTTTAAAATGGCTACTAAACTTATGAATGATTTAGATGGGTATAACTGCCCGTGTTGTGGCGCAAGAAGCGGAGCAGAACAGCAAATTTTAGAGCTAAAAAATCAGTTAGATAGTGCAAAGGAATCAATAGTTCAAGAAATGCAATTCAGAGTCCAATTGTCTAAAACTATTGGTTCCTTAAATGTGCAGTTGGATACCGAGAAACGTAGGACAGTTAAAACTACTAAAAAACGTAGGGCCGTTAAAAAACTAGAAGCTAAGTTAGCTAGTGCAAATAAGCGGATCAGTAATGCTCTGGAAGCGTTATATTCTGATGCTGAGGATTGTGCTTACAATGCAAGGTATCAACTGGGGGGTTAAAACAATGAAAGACTTAGACGAAAGCGCGAAAGAACTAGGGCTTAAGCGGCGGTTTTTAGAATCCAACCCGCAGTTAGCCCGAAGAGTAATGCACGAATATGTACGACGGGCGCCGATATCGTGGTTATTAGGCGATAACGAAACGCAGCGGGTTTGCTTTGACGAAAGAGCCGCGTATTTTCCCGACGAGGGTGTAAAGCAATGGACCTTTTACTATAGTGATGGCACAACGGAGATAGTGACCCGTGCTTATGGTCGCGAAAAGCCGTGGGGTGTTTTATGAATTTAATACAATGGGCGATAAAATGGGGTGTTCCTATGGCTGCGGTTGAGGACTTACGCCGCGAGTTTGGACTGGCTAAAACCGATCCCGAACGCCAGGAAGGCCGGAGCGAAAGCGCCGTACAATCGCAGATACGTATTGAGGCGAGTAGCAAGGGGGCGCGCTTGTGGCGTAATAATGTGGGCGGGGCTTACACTGAGGACGGTAGCTTTTTCCGATACGGTCTTTGTAATGAGTCGAAGCAAATGAACGCGGTTTTAAAGTCAAGTGATTTAATAGGCATTAGCCCGCTCTTGATAACTCAAAACCACGTAGGTTCTATAATTGGCCAGTTTTTAGCGAGGGAGGTTAAAGAATCCGTTTGGACGTATTCAGGTACGGATAGAGAAGTAGCTCAGCTTAATTTTTTAAATTTAGTCGCGTCATTGGGTGGTAACGCGGCGTTTGCCAATAGTGAAGGTACATTATGATCTTATTAATATGTGGTGGCCGTTTCTTTAATGATTACGAGGCCCTATGCGCGGCTATGCGTGAACTTCCGTTCGTGCCGGAGATAATAATCGAAGGCGGGGCAAAAGGCGCGGACAGTTTAGCGCGCAGCTGGGCCTCTTCGAACGGCGTACATTGGGCGGAGGTTCCGGCGCTGTGGACAAATTATTATAAAGCGGCGGGTGGCCTTCGTAATTCTGCCATGTTGTTATTGAAACCCGATTATTGTTTGGCTATGCCTGGCAACAGCGGCACTGCGGACATGGTCGCAAAATGTAAAGATAATAATATAACTGTATGGGGGCCTTACGCATGATTTACGCAACGCCGTTCAATAACGCTAATAAGCAAAGCACCGGGCCTTCTCAGGATTCCGGATTTAAAAACCTCGATGATGTGGTCGCCATTATGGGGCCGCCGGATTTACCGCGCACAAAGAAAACGCTCATCTATGGCCAGGGGGATGATCGAGTTATATTCAGTGATTTTCTATTGTGTGTTGACGACTGCGTCACTACGGGTTAATATCAGCGTAATAATAACGAGGAAGTAAAGAAATGAATCAACGTGACAAAGTTAAAAAAGTGGCTGTTTGCATGGTCAAAGGTGAGGGTTTAATCAATTTGTCTCGCCGCCAATTATGTGAGCGTTCGGGTATCCCGGATGGCTCATTCCCGCATATTATGGGGTGCAATTTTTCTGATTTTGTTGAAGAGTTAAAGCTCGAAAACATTCCAGAATTTTCGTACACCGTAAGCAAGACGCGTGCCAACCCAGCGCTACGCAAAGACCACATATTGAATATTGCGGTACTAATGTCGCGGGAGCTGGGTTATACGCGCATTACTCGGGACAAAGTCGCAGAGGGGGCGGGCGTATCCATGGGACTGGTAACGCGGTATTTTGGCACTATGGGGCAGCTTAAGACGGCTATCATGCGCCGGGCCATAAAACAGGGCATTACCGAAGTAATAGCGCAGGGGCTAGCAAACGGGGATGAGCACGCTAAAAAAGCGGACCCTGAATTGAAGGAAGCAGCGATTAAACTATTGGGGGTGTAATATGCAAAATTTACCCGAGGCGCTGAAGCCCCTAGCAGCGTATAAGCAGTTTTGTTTGTATAAGTTAGTTTGGGATGAAGATACTAAAAGCAATAAAAAGTTTCCCATAAGCCCGCATACATGCTTGTCTTACCCGAAAGGCGCTGACTGGCAAAAAGACCCAAGCAGTACGACAGACGCCGGCAGTGCCATTGCAATGGCTGCGCTTTGCGGACCTGAGTATGGCGTGGGGTTCCTATTTACTGCTAATGACCCTTTTTTCTTTGTGGACTTAGATAAATGTTTAAACGCGGACAATATAACCTGGTCTAGCGTTGCAATGGATATATTAGCGCGTTTGCCTAGCGCAGCGGTTGAGGTGTCTCAATCGGGCCGCGGTTTGCACGTATTCAGTCAATACTCAGGCGCGCCACCCGATCACTCATGTAAAAACATACCGTTAGGCTTAGAGCTCTACACAGAAGGCCGCTTCGTTGCCTTAACAGGTGATAATACTATTGGGTCCGCCGGTTATGACCACTCTGCGCATTTACGCGATGTCATAGAGAGCTACTTCGCGCCTAAATCAGCAACTAAGGACCAAGACTGGACAACCGAACCGGTGGAAAGTTGGACGGGTACAGACGACGACGACGAACTTATCGAACGCGCGCTTAAGACGGGTGGTGGTGGTGCTATTTTTGGCGATAGGGCCACTTTCAAACACTTATGGGAATGTGACGAGGACGCCCTTGGAAAAGCATATCCAGACACAGAAGGTCAGCGCGCTTATGACGGCAGTAGTGCTGATGCAGCCCTCGCCCAACATTTAGCATTTTGGACGGGTAATAATTGCGAACGCATTCAAAAGCTCATGGAAATGTCGGCCATGGTGCGCGACAAATGGGACCGCGAAGATTACCTTATGAGGACTATCACGCGGGCCGTATCGCTTCAAGACGTTGTTTACTCAGTCCAGCAAGTAGATGACGCTATAGCGCAACAATTTGGCGCTGTAAAACTACGCGCAAACAGTGACCCACAAAGAGACTACGCTGTCAACGTCAGAGCGCAAAAGTTACAAGAATGTTTCGGCGAAGTTGAATTAATAGAAATGTTTTGCAAAGTGCCTACCGCCAAATTTTGGCTAGATAACAAAGACAAAACCACCGAAGAATTGCGTAAAACGTTGACACCAGTAGAAACCGCAGCCGCGCCATTGGCCGAAGATAAAACAGAACCGGAGATATTATCTGGTTATCAATATCTAGGCGCAACTCAGCAAGTAGAATATTTTAAGGGTTGCGTTTATATACAAGAAATACATAAAGTTTTCACACCTAACGGTGCCCTGCTTAAATCTGAACAATTTAACGCCACATACGGTGGTTACACCTTTCAACTGGACGATGGTGGGGATAAAGTCACTCGCAAGGCCTGGGAAGCGTTCACAGAGTCACAAATCGTTAGGTATCCCAAAGCCGAAGCCATGGCGTTTAGGCCACTTGAAGCACCGGGCGCTTTACTTAAAGAGGAGGGAAGGCTGCTACTTAACGCCTATATACCCATAGAAACTAAGCGCCTTGAAGGGGATCCCGCGCCGTTTTTGCTACATCTGGCCAAAGTGCTACCAAGTGAGCATGATCGCGGAATACTACTAGCATACATGGCCGCGTGCATACAGCACAAAGGCATTAAATTTCAATGGGCGCCACTGATACAAGGCGTTGAGGGCAATGGTAAAACGCTGTTTACGAGGTGTGTGGCGTTCGCTATCGGGGATAAATACACGCACTTGCCACCGGCCAGCGAAATATCAGAAAAATTCAACGAATGGCTATTTAATAAATTGTTCATAGGAATAGAAGACGTATACGTTCCTGATCATAAAAAAGAGATAATCGAAGTTCTGAAACCAATGATAACAAACGACCGATTAGCTAAGCGCGCCATGCAAGTCGCGCAGGTAATGGGGGATAATTTTGCCAATTTTATACTAAATAGCAATTATAAGGATGGCATACGTAAAACAAGAAACGACCGTCGCTTTGCGGTTTTTTATTGCGCCCAGCAGTTAGACACTGACATCATACGCGACGGTATGGACGGGTCTTATTTTCCAAAAATATACACTTGGCTCAAAGGTGACGGTTATGCGATTGTCGCCAATTACCTGGCGGATTACGCTATACCTAATGAATTAAACCCAGCGGGTGCATGCCATAGAGCGCCGCAGACTTCTAGCACAGACGAAGCGATATTCGCGTCGCTTGGCGGTGTAGAGCAAGAGATACTAGAAGCAATCGAAGAAGGGCGGCCGGGCTTTGCGGGTGGATGGGTCTCCTCTGTGGCCGTTGAGCGCCTGCTATACGCCATACATGCCACACGTACTATCCCACATAACAAGCGTAAGGACCTACTCGAATCACTCGGCTACGTGTGGCATCCAGCGCTAATTGATGGGCGCGTTAATAATTCCATACCCATGGATGATAATAAAAAGCCGCGCCTCTTTGTTCGTAGGGGCCACATAAACTGCAATATTCAAGGCGCTGCAGAAGTGGCGCGAGTCTATCAAGAAGCGCAGGGCGCCCAGATAGTACCCACTGGTAACGCTGCGGAGGTTTTTAAGGTAAAATGATATGTGCCAAAAGATACCATTCCCAACTAAAAGCGAAGCGCTTGAACACGCCACTTACATACAAACTCAGCGAAAGCATTACACCAAAAAGCTCGGGCGCAGCAAAAAGTCGGGGCGCAAGCTACGCGCTTACGACTGCCGTCACTGCGATTCGTGGCATTTAACAACGCTTAAAAATTAATTACTATTTTATGTTGGCGGCGTCGTCAATATAGCGTAAGGTTAACCCATCGAAGCAAAACACAGCAACCAACCGGAAGAAATATTATGAACGCAACGCAAACAAACTACACCGAAGTCATGACTCACATTGAACGTTTTAAAGCTGATGCCTTGAAGAGTATTGCAAAAAGACAAGAAAAGAAAAATGGAGACCCAAAGCGCGATGCAATGTGTGATGCCAGCATTGAACAGTTTCAAAAAGTTGTTGATTTCAACGGTACCGACAATGAAGAGTTGATGATGATGATTGGCTCTTTAGTCACGGAGTTAAAAATGCCAAACAGCAACAGTTTTATTGCTCAGTTAAACATGTATCAAGCCAACAAATAACCGAAGAGAAAACATTATGACTATCGAAATTCAAGAAAACACATTCGCAGAGGCATGTTTTGAAATAAACACAATTGAAGACCTTGAAATTGCTTTAAAAGAGCCTGTTGATATTTTGGACATGCGCAATTGGGGTTTATCAGAAAGTGAACTACGTGACCAAATAAAATTGGCTTTAAGTGCCTTACAAGAACAGGAGTAAATAACATGCACGCATTTAATAAATTAACACTTGCAGAGTTACAAAATTTCAAACTAGCAAACGACCGAGCTATCGCCGAAGCGTATTTATTGTTGGGTAATTTAGAGACGCATGAGCGCACGCTTGAGTCATACATAGCTAAAAAACAGCCATTCAGCTGGCCATGGGATAAAGCGAAACCATTAGTTCCGGGTCAATACATGTGGAAGTACATATACGCGCCCTGTGATAGCGCTGAGTTCTGCACAATAGATATTAACCGAAACGGCGCTTGGATGGTTCATTTCGGAGAAAATGTATTTCCTTTACACACGGTGCAGCATCGTGAGTGGATCAAATTACCAGACGAAACGGAGTAAATAACATATGTGGTATTGCAGCAAGAGTTTAGGCTCATTATTATGCATTCATCCGGGGCGCACTATACAACGGTGCGCGCTTAACGGAGGGTTGTGGTATGTCTATTTGTAAAACATGGCAAGAGGGCGACGAATACGCCTGTTCGTGCGGTCTTAGGTGGGGGCTTGATGATAACGACCCGCATTCGAACGCTAAGAAGGCGAAAGCGCAGGCGCATATACGTGATTTACTAAAGGAGTTAAACGGTTATCATGGCAAAACTGTATAAAAAAGTAGTAGATGAATCAACCGCGAAGGAAATAGCGGCCCGTAACGAGCGTAACAGAAGCGCGGCCAACGTAGCGAGTGCTCTAACTCGGCGAAGCATAGAGGACCATATGGAGCGTAAGCGGCTGCGTAAAGAGTACGAAATTGATTTAAGCGAGAAGGATAGGATAGATTATTCTAAATACTGTTTTGAATGTGAATGTAACGGGATAATCCCCGAACCATGGCTAGGAGTTAAGAAATAATGGCCTATTCGATTGATTTTGATAAATACGAGTGTATCCCAATAAGTGGTAGTTTTTGGCCAAAAGCGTATGAGTTTAGAGAGTGGCATATTGGCAGAATAACTAAATATGAGTTTAAAAGCCGAGCTGATTTTGATGAACAATGCGAAAATGACCCCCAAGTAAAACGAATATTTAAGACTCTAAGCCCTAAGCCCGCCTCGTAGCGGGTTTTTTATTGTCAGTAGCGGCTACAAGCGGCTACAAGCGGCTACAAGCGGCTACAAGCGGCTACAAGCGGCTACAAGCGGCTACAAGCGGCTACAAGCGGCTACAAGCGGCTACAAGCGGCTACAAGCGGCATTTTACCCAAAAGTACCCAAAACCACAAACCGTTCGGGGTATTGCTACAGCCCCCGCCGTTACTGGTCTAAGCCCCTCGTTACCCAAATACCCCGAACTCGCGAACTCTGTGCTGCCTAGTGTGTGGGTGTCGTGTCCGTCCGTGTCCGCCTCGTAGCGGCTACAAGCGGCTACATACAGTACAGTACTATATATCTATTCTTTTACTAAGTTAAGAAGTACGGGGTAATTGGGTAAAAGGGTTAGAGGCCTTTGTTTTAGCGGTTTGTAGCCACCCCGTACGTGTGGGGTGTTCGGGGTGTTCGGGGTATTGTGTTCTGTGTGGTATTATAAGAAAAAGAGGAGTGACAAAACATGTTCCAAATTAATGACAGTGACATCAAGAGACTACAAGGCGATCTTAAACAGTTTGCCGAACGCTCAATTCCATTTGCAACAAAAAAGACATTGAACGACTCAGCATTTGCCGCCCGTGCCATATCCCAAGCAGACATAAAAAGTGGCATGGTTAACCGTAATAAGTTTACTGTGAACAGCATACGCGTCGACCAAGCCAAGACGTTGCGTATACCAAGGCAAGAGGCAACAGTGGGCTCGATTGCAGATTATATGGAGGATCAGGAGTTTGGGGCTATTAAAACTAAGAAGGGTAAGGAAGGCGTTGGCCTAACGACTTCATACGCTGCAGGGCAGGGCATGGATGCACAACCGCGTACTCGATTAGCACGCAAAGCCAACTCAATGGCTCAAGTGAAGCTATCTAAAAATAACAAAAAAGGTCAAAGTAAAAAGCAACGGAATATAATAGCAATCAGGCAGGCAGCGGCCTCAGGTAGAAAGTTTGTGTTCCTGGATCTACAAAAGAGTAAGGGGATATTCAAAGTTATCGGCAGCAAGAAGCGTGCAAAGCTCAGAATGGTGCGCGATTTGACCAACACATCAGTAAAGATTGATAAGAACCCTTGGCTATTGCCAGCGTTCAACGAAGCCAAGCGAATGCAGCCCGCGTTCTATGCGGACGCGTTGCGATTCCAGGCGCGAAAGAATGGCCTGTTTAAGTAG